GGGAGTGTGGTCTGATTAGGCAACAGTGTGATTGTTAAATTAGGATTCATAATAGTATTAATTTATCTCTTTTTTTTAGGATTCAGCAACATAGCAACAGCATTAAACAAGACAATCGTATACTGGACACTACTACTACTATTCGGATTCTTTTTACTAACATTCTGGGAGGCAATATAAAAATGGCGTATCATAATGCTACTTGGGAGGAGCATCTGGACGCATCAGAGCGGATACTTCGCTGGATGATCACCCATAACGGAGATAAACCAAACTATGTAACCATTGCAGGGGAAAAATTCACACCAGCAGAATATGAGGATGCTAATAAAAGAGTGCAGAAATGGATTGATGACCCTGCGAATAAGGGCAAACCCAAACCAAAGGTGAGATATGGAGTAGCATCACAGCCTGTATGGGATGGAGTTTACCGGGAACAGAAATACACTGAATATGATCAGTCCGATAAATACAGTTGCGGATCGACTACTGCTGCGAATATTTTATCCACTTGGGGAATCAGGACTAATGAGGCTGAGATGGATCGGTATTGTCGGACCGGAACTCATGGAACTAATCCTGAGGACCTTATCAGCGGTGTTCTCAGGAAATTAAAAGAATCAGGATATAAGAAGTCACGGTGTGATACATATAAAACAAGTGACTTCGGCAGTGAAACCAACGCCGTGAACACAATAGGCAAGTACATGGCTGACCCCAGTCATAGTGTGGCTGTTCTCATCAGGACGGATGGATCAGGATGGAAAAAATATTACACTGGTACTTATGAACACTGGGTAATGCCGGTCCTGATAGACACAAAAAATAAGATTATAAAGGTGAATGACCCGGCTAGGAGTTTCTTACTATCTTTCACATACAATGAATTTATGACAGGTGTCAGGTTAGTCAGCCGGAAATCGTGGTATGTCTTTGTTGCGAAGAAGTAAAAAAAAAGAGAATTAATTTTCATTTAATAATCGCTCAGTCAACGTCATCATTCTAGAAATTACATCGTTATAACTATCATTTCCTTCTTTGAATGACGTTAATTTGTCATATATTTCTTCATTCACTTTAATGCTTTTTGTACTCCATGTTTTCTTTTCTTTGACTAATTTCTGTTCATACATTTCTCTTAAATCAAACTCATCTAACAGATCTAAATTTCTTGATTTCAATATTTCCTGCAAAGCTTCATCTTCACTGATTACTTCTGCATAGTCTTCTACTCCCTGCCAGTCCGAACCGTAAATCAATACGAACCTTCCATCTTCTAAGCGTGTAAGGCCTCGGTGTTTCCCTGTACCTCCAGACTGCCAATTTTGACCATTCCAAACGTCTAAATTCGTATTGTAGTCCACATCTGCTATTATTTCTCCATTTTCGTATACGTTTACCATTTCAATTCCTCCTAAAAAATTTAAGATTAAATTTCTATTTCTAAATCTGCTATAAAATCTATAAGTTCTGTGTTTTCGTCGTAGAATTGATTGTATTCTTCTTCAGTCATGTCAGAACCGTCTGTGTTGAAAAAGCTTAGTTTAGTGAATAATGATCCAGTTTCATATATTTTATGTTCACTTACATTGCCATTTTCAACCAAAACGCTCACATTTTTATTTTTTGTTGCAAAACATATTTGTCCGTTCATTTTCAATCACCTTTTTACTTTCTACTCTATACTTTGTTTCTACTTATATATATAGTTTTTGGTTTTGCTTCGTTATAACGAAGTGGGGTTTTATTTAAGGTGTCAGGTTAGTCAGCCGGAAATCATGGTATGTCTTTGTTGCGAAGAAATAAAAATTTTTTTAAATGAATATTTCCCCTCCTTTGTGAGGGGTCTTTTTTTATGCCGAATTATTATTTTTTGATAGTATTATATTTATACTTTTTAAGTTATATAATTATTTTTTAATCAATTTTCAAATATCCAAAAATCCAAAAATATATAAATACTTCTTAAGAGAGAAAATAACATAAAATAACATCACACATAGGGGATGGAATGATATGAAAGGAACAGATGAGTTAAAGAAAAAAAGGAATACCTCAATCCTTGCACCTGAATATTATTATCGGGTTGCTAAGAGGGACTTCGGAAGTGTCAGCCGGTTTTTCAGGCTGAGCATGGAATCGTATATTAAGAAAAAATATGGTCAGGTCCTGGAATTACAGGACCAGATAAGTAATGAGGAGATCACTGAGATTCTGATCTCGGAACGGGATCAGGAGAAGGAGATGGTCAGTGAGAGTATGGATATATTGGCTGAGAATCACTTTGATCAGGAGGAAGAGGAGAGTGCAGATCTGATCGGTGAAACTATCATAGAGGAGGTGAATGACAGGCAGAAGAAAATCATTGATAAGAAGGATTATTTTGAGAGTATTGTTCGCAGGGCTGTTGTGGATGATGCAGTTCCACCATTTGATTACATTGAGAAGGAGTATGGCATCAGTGAAAGTACGGTTTTGTCAGCGGTGGAAAGGTATGCTGAGAATCGAGTGTTTGATTTGGGGTTGATTTTGTCAGGAGCGGAATAATATGGGATGTTATAAAATAATATCCCATATTAGAAAATATTATAAAATATTATTTTGTGTTATAAGATGTTATAAAATAACATTAAATAACATTTTTAAACACTTTTTTGTTAGAAAAGAGCACCATAATCTCCGAATGTATCCTTATTATTATTATTATATTATGTTATATTATATTATATTATATTATATTATATTATCCGATTTGGCGATCAGTATAGGCGTTAAATTTTTTACACTTGCAATGCACCTCTCTTCAAAACTAAATATTTCCTTTTTTTCCAATATTTATTCAAATATTCAAAAATCCAAAAATATATATAATATCTTTAACAGAGAATAACACGGGGAAGGCCTATAACAAGCCTCAATCTCCCAGGGGATGGTAAGAAATGTTAGACAGTCTATATGTGATGGCGGTTAAGCACCGCAAAGAAATAGAAGAAAAGAAGGAACAGAAGGCCAGGGACCTGGCCACGCTGTTGGATGAGCACCCTGAAAGCCGGATCGTCTATGACTGGTACAGTGGAATTGATCCTGAGGTGGACCGGGAAAGAATACAATATATTTTCGTGTCCCGGCTTGAAATCACCGAAGTGGAATTAGACACCGGTGAAACCATTAACCTGACTCCAAAGGCATGGTATGGGTATCACAGGTATGATGCCTATGTCCTTGAAACACGGATCAGGGAGATCAGGACTGCTGAGAAAAACTTCAAACTCAGGAGGCCCTGAACTATGACTTTTTTTATTGCAGACTTCGATGGCCCAGCAATAGTGATGAATCACTGCCGTATGACCTCTTCGTCATTCAAATTCACGCCACTAAACCAGGACCCTAAGAATAATCCTAACTACAAGTATGCTGAGTGGGGTGATCTAAACCGGAATCATGTGGGTAATTTATCACCTGAGGACAGCATCTTCTGGAGAGATCATGAAGGTACCTTCTGGGAAATCAGGATATATCCACAGCCACGACCTGTGGATAGGTCCGGCCTGGAGGCAATTAAAAATATGGGGTGATTGTGTATGGAAGAAAATTGTTATAACTGCGTATACCGTAGCAGGGCCGGGAGCAACACCCGGCATAGCCGTTGTGACCATCCAGTGATTGATAAATTGATGAGCGACCATGACGCACTCGTCTTGGTTATGGATGGCCTGGTGAATAAACATAAAATCCCAAGTGGACTCTGGGGATTGGAGGTAGAAGTAAAATCCAGTGCCATAGCCAATAGATGGGGGTTGTGGCCTTTTAATTTTGATCCGATATGGGTCAAAGAGTGTAACGGATTCAAAGCAATGGGGGATGGAATGAATGATGACTAATGAAGATAGAAGAGGAGTTAAGAATGCCGAAATTGTGGAGGAGCCACGGGGCCATCTCTGCGGATGGTGTTTCAAAGGAACCACGTCAATGAAGCTGGTTGACCATTGCCTGGATGAATACTGTCAGGAGGGGACCTAAATGGTGGCAGTCTATAAAACACATTGTGTGGAGAGGGTGCTAACCTTTCTTTTAACCAAGGATCCGCATCGTCAGATCCTCAAAATCCGGGATGTGACTGGTAAACCTGACTGCCCGGAACGGGTTGAAAGATTAGAAGAATTCCCAGATATACCAGTTCCTAGTGGGACTAGAGTGTATCAGGACTTTGATGATGGTCGAATTTTCGAGATTTGCATTGTAAGGGGGACATAGAAAATGAGTTTTGATTGTAATAAATGCCGCTTCAGGGGTAAAGCTGGGAGCAATACTCTCCATAGTAAGTGTAATCATGAGGTAGTGGACCTTATCATGAGTGATCATGATGCCCTAAGATTTGTGTTCGATAATTTCAGCAGGAAAAAGAAAGTTACAAGTGGCCTTTTTGGATTGAAAATCAAAGTAAGAGAGGGAGTAGTGGTTCAGGGATGGGCGTATTGGCCCTTCAATTTTGACCCAAGATGTATTATAAGTTGCAGTGGCTTCGAACCCCGAGATGAGGACTAAAGGAGTGATAAGAGTATGTCTGGAGTATGGGATTATTGCAGGAAAAAACTAGTTGAAAAGAAGGTGGAAGAATTCGCCATATTCTTAGTTCAGAGTTATGCTGAATTGGGGGAAATGGCCACCAATACAGTTTGAAGGAGTTGAGATTTATGCCATTGAGTTGGGAAGAACATTATGCAAGGGAAGAAGCCATTGCAGAGGGGTATTGTAACAGTGTCCGGAAGAAATACGGCCTCAAACGTGCCAGTGGTGATGAAGATTGCCAATCAGAACCATGCTGTGAAGGATGTAAATGGACAAAGGGGGAATGAACCATGCCTTGGAAAATGCCCTTACCGGGAGGTGGAACCATGAGTTTTGAAAAACAGAATGGTTTAATTAGAATACTCAAAAAATTCCAGGATGGCAGTACAAACCTTTACCAAACACTTAGAAATGTTCAAACCTTGTATGGAGGGTTAAGACTGGATGGTGAAGAAATAGAATTATCCTGTTTATTCTGTGGCAAGGAAATAACACCCTTTGTGGATGAAGTGGCCAGGATACACTTTGATCCAGGAACTCCAGATACAAGGGTTAATCCAGGGGAACCTGCAAGTGTGTTCCTTGTATGTGAAGAATGTATGGAGGAGGCCTTTAATGACGGTTAAAAAATTACCTGACAGGATTGAATGCCCTGAATGTGATGGCTTGATGTATTTCTGGGATGAACTCAGGGATTACAAATACTGTGCTAAGTGCGGATACCATGAGGGTAAGAAATTAGAGGATGTTCTCAAGGAGAAACCGGTTAAAGCACACACCAACCACAGAGAACGAGTTCAGGAGCAGATAAACGGGTGAATAGAATGGGAGTTCATAAATACAGGGTTTATGACCTGAGGAAGAGGAGGAGAACCTTCACGGAAAGATTAGCGGACCTGATTAGCAATTATTATCCATTACTCTTCATCATAGGGATACTCAGCCTCCTCACCATATTAGCAGTTATTCATAGCCAGGGAAGGCCTGACTTCTTATTACCGTATGGGAGTGTTTAAAAGATGAGGAGATGGACTACCGAAGAGGAAGTTAAATTCAGTGTGATGTATCTGGGTGGAGTTCCAATCAAAAAAATCAGCCAAGAAATGGACCGGCCTGTTCAAAGCCTTTATTATAAGGCTCTTAAACTGAACATAACTAACCTCAGAGAGGTTTCCGTACCGGGCAGGGCAAAGTTTATCAAGTATCATGAAATTCCTGACCTGGACTGGAAGATATGGTTTCTCAGGAAGAAACACAGTAACCGTGAAATTGGCCGAATGCTTGGCCTGACTAAGAGTCAAGTTCAGAGGGTGACCTATCTTAATGATTTACATTTATTCCCACCGAAGACCGATCCGCCAGAGGAACTCATAGGAGTGATCTAATATTTTTTTATTAAAAAAAAAATATTTGTAGGTGATTTTTGATGACAGGAATTAGAGATATTAAAGAAGGTAAGGATGGATGGAGAAGGGCAACAGGCCGTAAATGGACACCACAGGATGGTGAACACCTGACCGGTAAATATCTGCGGACTGAGAGAGTTGAAAGCGTGGATAAGAAGAAACCAGATTTGAAGAAGTATATTATTCAGAACGAGGATGGCCTTGAGATAACAGTGTTTGGCACGACTGTGCTGGATGATCTCTTCAAGGACATACCTATCGGTTACGAGGTGTGCATCATATATCTGGGAACTAAACCGAATAAGCCTCCAATGTCACCAACGAAACTGTTTGATGTTTACTTCCGGCCCTGTGAAGGTGGTGAAAAAGATGAGGAGAAATATGCTGAAAAAGACCCTTCACTAAACAGTCATGATCCTGCCGAGATTGGTGTTTTCATCCAGGGAGTTGAAGAGGACTTGAAAGGACAAGGCGAACCAATCACTGAATTATCCATGCTCACTGAGGCAAGGGCACAGATCACAGGTGATGAAAAGTTTTGGAAATTGGTTAAAAAAGAAATCACAGGTAGATACCCACCAAAATCAGAATAAAAACCAATTTGGGGATGAAAAAATATGCAACCTTTAAATGTGGACCAGTATGCTCAGGGACTGATGATCCTATGTGCAGGACACCGAAGCAGGTATGGGATTAAACAACCACCACACCGGAGTGATTGTGAATTGAAGCACTGCCGGACCGGGTGTCCTATTAAAATTATGAATGAGAAACTCGGAATTAAAACAGAATAGGAGGGAAACAGGAAATGGATGTTAAACCGGAATGTTGCGGTAAACCAGCGAAACACATATTCACAGATTCAGGAGGAATGCACTTTTATCAATGTGTGAATTGTCGCAGATTCTTCCATCTTGGTGAGGGTGTCCTTGAGAGGATGAAAAGGAGGGCTAAATAAATGAGTAAGGATGGATCAGGACCTGTGATTAAATTCGCAGAGGATTATCCGAAAACATACAGCAATTATTTCAGCACGATCCGAAGGAGAGATAAGAATCTTATAACCGGGAACTGGTACACTATGAAAACACCACGAAGGGAGTTTAAGGCTTTACTCATTGTCCAGAATTATCTCCGAGTTTGTGAAATACCAGAATTCACACTATGCAAAGACACCAACACCAATACCCGGGAGGAGGGGTTAAAAGTTCTCAGAAAGTTCTATCCGGACCTGAAATTAAAAGATTTTGTCATAATATATTGGTTCAGTCAGGGGGATGGTACTTCTGGGAACGGCGGACCCAGGAGTATGGCAGATATTCCGGGAAACAGGACTCATCCAGTGGCTGGTGATAGGGCGTAACGATCTTTATGAGGTCACTCTCTATGAGGGTGAATGGTTCTGCACCCCCTGTCCTGGTTTTTATTATCGTGGTCAGTGTAGTCATGTGGACCGGTGTAAGGAGGTGTTCAGGTTTGATCGTAAACTCCCATAATACGGCTCAAACAATTTGACAGGAGGTTTGATTTTTCTATGTTGGCTTTGAGCGAATTGGAAGAGTTCCTGAAAAAATTCCGTGACCAGGGAGGATTTCTAAGTTACTCTCAGGTCCTTGAGTTACTTCAAGGGCTTTATGAACGGCGAATGAATGGAGTGAGATATTTATCCGATAGTGGTTTCTTGGAATATGTTTTCCATAACGGAAGCAGTTATTATGAGATCACGGAAAAGGCACTTAAATTCTTAGAGAAGGAAGAGGGTGATAAAGTGAGCGAGATAAAGGGTGAAATAATTAAATTCCTGAAAAGGCATCCAAGGAAAAGTAAAAAGGAAATTAGTCAGCACATGCGCAAAGCACCAGGTACGGTTTACGCCTATCTCAAGGAACTTGAATCAGACGGAGAAATCATCCATGAGATGGATGGGCGGAAGCATCTTTTCAGCGTTCCGAAAAGAAACCCAGCCCCTGAAGCTGACATTGAAGCGGCGGTGATAGTTCACACTCCAGAGGAGGTCTTGAACAATAATGATGAAGTTGTTGGAGCAGCTGGTAATGGTTTGACAATTGGAGAAGTCATTGATCAGGTGTGGCCATACTCAACAGGCATGGAATGCCGTAAGTCTGGAAATCATAAAAATAATATGCATGACACTGTACTCGCCAGGTTTAAGGATCAGTTAACCTGTATCGAGGTTTTTAATGGCCTCCCACAATTCCTTCAGGATAAAACCAAAGTAACCATCGACCCACGCAATAAGAAGATTCAATTAACCATACCTCTACCTTCCTAAATGGGTGATCCTCGATGGATACAGCGGACCATCCCAGAGTGTACCGTAGGAAGTGCCGATGGGATGGTAAGGAGTTCTACTCTGAGAAGCCTAACACACTCTATTGCAGTGCAAAGTGTCGTTATAATGCAATACGCCAGAGCCACAACAAGTATGACCGGAAATATTACAGGAGAAAGCGTAAGGAATTAATCCTGAAAATGAAGGGTACAGTGGATCTGAAAAAAACTGAGAAAACACGGCCAGCCACTTATCTCGGAGTGACCATCCCTGGAAGTGAATGGATAGAGGAGTTTGATTATGTCAAAAAGCTGAAAAAATCAACATTGTCCGGAACATATAGTAAGGGAAAACAAAACGGCCCCACCAATAGCGTGGGGCATTCCCCTTACCATAACCATGTTACACAGGATGACCTTCATGAATTCAGTATATCCTACTTGAAGGAGAATAATGTCAGGTGTCCTGAGTGCGGTAACCGCAGGAATGAAATCACACATGGACTGGTGATATGCCGGGAGTGTGGTTATGTTCTTAAAGCACCACCCATCCATCCAGGATACGAGGTGGACGACCTTATACCTACATGGATGTTTGCTCCAACCATTCAGGACCTGAGTTATGCTAAGAAGAAAAAGGATGCTCATAAACTTGCCTATGACAGGTATTGGGATCAAGTGGGAGTATTAGACCCTGAGGTTTCTGAGAATCCTTTACAGGATGAACATGAGAATGATTGGATTTCAGCCTGGAAGCATTATAAGAAAGTCATTGTCAAAAGGAGGAGAGGATTCAATTCCTAAAACCATACTATTTTGAGAGATGCCTCCTTTTATGTCCATACATATAGAACCCCCCAAATATTTGAGTATGGTGCAGAATGGGAGTGGCCCTATAAATCTAAATGTACCATTTTTTCCCTCCACAGCAAAAAAATATACGGTTAGATACACCATCCCTAGGGCCACTCCCATTCACTATACTCTATGAGGATTGATAGAAAAATGTCAGATTCAAACCTCAAGTTAACAATTTACTCCTGCAAAAATTGTAGGAATAATGGTTTATCAATCCATAGAGGTAAGGCCATTTTTTGTTCATCATGCGGATCACATTATCTCATAACAAAACTTCATAAAAAAATTGCTAGGTCAGAGGACCTGAATCAGTACAAAGAATTCTAAAAAAATATAAGGGGATGTTTTCTGTTATGTTATTAGAATATGATGGAAAGATTTCTGCGGGTATTATTAAAGAAAAAACTGAAACTATTCCTCTTAAAATAGTTAGTAATAATAAAAACTCTCCAAATAAGTTAATACACGGAGAAAACATCAACGTAATGAAAACATTGCTTGATAATTATGAAATGAACGGTAAAGTTGATTTAGTCTATATTGATCCTCCATTTTCAACAAAAAATGTTTTTAAAATAGGTGATTCAAGGGCCAATACCATTAGCTCTAGTCATTCTGATCAGTTAGCATATAGCGATTCTTTAACTGGCTCAGAGTTCATAGAGTTTCTTCGGGAACGATTAATATTAATTAATGATTTATTATCCAAAAAAGGCTCAATTTATTTACATATAGATTATAAAATAGGGCATTACGTAAAAATAATCATGGATGAAATTTTTGGCTATGATAATTTTAGAAATGACATAACTAGAATCAAATGTAATCCTAAGAATTTCAAGCGAAAATCTTACGGAAATATTAAGGACATGATTCTTTTTTATACTAAATCTAAAAAGTACACTTGGAACGATCCACGTGTTCCTTTTTCTAAAAAAGATATAGAACGTTTATTTAAAAAAGTAGATGAAAATGGTAGGAGATACACAACAGTTCCTCTGCACGCCCCTGGAGAAACTCGAGATGGTCCAACTGGTCAGAAATGGAAAGGAATGTACCCTCCAAAAGGGAGACATTGGAGAAGTAATCCTGTAGAATTAGATAAGTTAGATAAAGAAGGACTTGTTGAATGGTCTAAGAATGGAGTGCCTAGGAAAAAGATTTATGCTGAAGATAAGATTGCTGAAGGAAAGTTAGTGCAGGATATATGGGAATATAAAGATTCTCAAATTCCATCTTATCCTACAGAAAAAAATCTTGATCTATTAAAAATGATAATATCTGCTTCTTCGAATCCTGGAGACTTGGTGCTTGATTCTTTTTGTGGGTCTGGAACAACATTAGTTGCTTCTCAGATGTTAGGTAGAAACTGGATAGGTATTGATAGTTCTGAAAATGCTATAAGGGTTTCTAAAGAGAGACTTTCAAATGTTCATGGAACTCTCTTTACTCCTAAGGTTGAATACAGTTTTTTAGAGTCTGTGAAGATTTGATACACTCTAAACAACTTTTTTAATTTTTTCAACTGTTTCATTGAACTTTTCATCGCTTAAAACAGGTTTCATATTTGTTAAATCGATATTTTTGTTTACTTTAGCGTATATTTGTCCTGTTGCCATAGTAACCATTTCAGGATTTTCTAATTCATAAACCCTTAATAACCATACATAAGCTTTCCTGTTGTTAATATAAGATTTAACATGGTCTTTAGTCCAAATATAGAATTTATAATGGTTAGATCATTACTTTTGAGGTAGATATTATGTACTTACAAGCCTTAGCCAGGCTTTTAAAGGTTAGTGGCCATAAGTTAAGGCGTAGCCGAGTTAAGACTGAGAGAACACCACCATACTTTGAGGAGGTGTCAGTATTAAGCGACTACAATACATCCTCATACTATTCACAGCACTCCTATTCATCCCAGCAGTACACGGTGAATATGTCGGTGCGTATAATGTAGTGGATGGGGATGGATGGGTTTCAGCCACCGCAAGATGCAGTTGTGGAATGTCAAGTTATGATTACGGTACAGGAACTTTCATAGACTATTGTCCTGGATGCGGTCATTATAACTGCCTATACTTCGAGCAAGGCCCTTATTCTGGCCCTGCTTATACTTCACCGGAAGGATTATGGGCTTGTAATTTTTGCGATCGTGATTACTGTGCCAAGTGTGGGAAGATCCATTCAGGTGAAGGATATTGGCTTATACCTACAACAATACCAGAACCAGAACCCACACCTGAATACGACTCAGCAGAATCACCAAAAGAACCCACCAGAGAAGAGAGGATACTGGATATGTTTAATGAAATGATGAATATGAACTCCATCCAGTTAATCACAGCATCAACCTCATAGTATTTTATCTATGAGAACCCCCTCGGTGGTAGTGGATAAGATTTTTCCCCTGGAGCAAAAAATGGGTTTTTCAGGATGTCATTTAATCACCTACAAAAAAAAAGACCGTTAGAATTAATATTCACTACCACCCATTTCTTTATTTCTTTTTTGTGGAGGTGTATAAAATTGAAATTGGAAAGTGATGATATTTTCAGTTTAACCTGTATATGCATTACTTTACTCCTTGTTTTAATCATCTTATTCATTCAATAAAAAAAAAGTGTATTAGGAGGATTTAGTTTATGGATAAAAAATATCGAATAGTGAGTATATTCCTATTGGCAATGGCCGTGGGAGCAGTTATGATACAGGACCAGATAATAACTGCCATATTACCCTTTGTACCCCAAATATATCAGGAAGTCCTCAGAATCGTTCTTTTCCTCGTATTCCTGGGTGTTAGGGAAGTAGTTAAAGAATATGGTCAAAACATCCCTGAACAGGAAGTTGCCTAAAAAGAGTATGAGAGATAAGGGAGTTCATGAAACCGATAAACCTTAAACCAGCCATTATGGAAGTAGAGGAGAGGGATATTATCAGTGACTCATCATTGAAAGACAGAGTAACCAAACTCGAACGGACTGTGAAGAATATCCTCAAGGTGATCAGGGATAAGCAGAGCCTGGGTTACTATGAGTGTGGTCAGAAGGAAACCCTGGAAAGAATTCAGAGTGACATGAAGAGCGGTAATAAGAGAATCCAGGAGGGTTTTGAGGGCCTGAAATCAGAAATCAATGAATTAAAGCAGAGTATAAGTAACCGTGAAATTGTTAATGGAAAGCAGGATAAGGACCTTGATAAATTAGAGTCGGTAATCACTACAATGACTGCGGAATTGATAGAGTTCAATAAAAGGCTGAGTAACATGGAAGGTAGTATGGGAGTTACCAAATGGTTCATGGGAGCGACTACGAGTGCAATAATATTCTATGTTGCATATATAGTGATTAAGGACTTTTTCCTATTAAAATAAAATTCAACAAGCCAAAAACCGGGAGGACCGGGAACAGGCCAAAAAAGAAATGAAAAGTGTTTACAGGATCACCCTCGTATTCCATGCGGAAGAGGCTGACATAGTAAAGGCAGTCCTCAAGGACAACCCGGCTGATAAGATTCTTGAATTATGCACTGAGAAATTAAACCAAGAATCATAATAACAAACAACACGAGGGGTAATACTTATGGCTTACAGTCCAGAAATAAAATCCTACGCCAAGGATATGTACCTACTTCCTAATGAAGATGGCACTGACAGGAAGTACAGCACACGACAAGTTTCCGACAAAATCCAACAAGACTTCAACATAAAGGTCCATCACAGCACAATAGCAGAATGGGCTAAGAAGGGTGAATGGGAGAAGTTATGGATTAAAGGTGTCAGGGCCGGATTCTTGGAGGCTGCGGAAAAAGAAAGTGAAGAGGACCGGCTTAAAGAGCAGACTCAGGAAGAAAAGATTAGGACTGCCATCACGAAGAGTGTTAGCAATCGTCGAATAAAAATTATACAGATGTTGGCAAAGGCAGACAGATACTACCTACCTGATGAGAAAAAACAGGAATTGTTGGAAAAAGGTGAATATATTCCGACAAATCCAACAGAGGCATTCAACCTCTGGCGGTACTGCATGGATGAACTGAAAGACATGGAGGACCGTGATGAGATCAAGGTGAATGTCGCTGGTCAGATGGATCATGAGGTCAAACATCACTTTAATGATGAAGCATTCATGAAGAGGGAACTTGAATTTGCCAAGGAGTTATTAGAAAGACGAAGGGGAGGTCAGGGATAGTGTGGACCCCAATCAGGATCATGGACAATTGGGCCTGGTCAGATGGTCCATTTATGTGAATAATGGTGGATGGTATCTCAGGGACTTCGACATACTCATCATAGAATTATTGCAGTATGCCCTCCTTGGCCGAGTGTCCAAACTTTTATTCAGCCTTCCCAGACGGCATGGTAAGTCCGTCTTGATCAGTAAGAATTTTGTCAGTTACTTCATGGCCCATTATCCTTATGATGATGTCATACTCTCAAGTTACAACCAATACCTGGCCAGTGACTTTGGCCGAGCAGTCAAATACATCCTGGAGGAGCATGGAAAACTCAGCCCTTATAATGTTAAACTGAGTACAGATAGTAAGGCCAATAACAAATTCCACCTCAAAAAGCCCTACACAGGCCGAATGTTGGCCGTTGGTGCAAGTGGTGGAATTGTAGGGTGGGGTGCAGGATTATTCGTAATTGATGACCCAATCAAGAACAGTAAAGAGGCCAGGAGTCCAACAATCCAAAGGAATCTTAAAGAATGGATAATGGGAACAGCGAAGACCAGCCTTGAAACACGGGATAACGGCCTACCACCCATTATGCTGGTGACAGCACAGCGACTGAATATCAATGACCTGCATGGGATAATCAAACAAAACGAACCCTATATCAGTGCTAAGGAAGCCCTGATGATCCTCAGAGGAGGAGGAACAATACCACCAGATGTATGGGTGGATGTGAATTTCCCGGCCATCTGTGAAGATCCTCAGGAGGACCTCCTGGGAAGACAGAAAGGCCAGGTGTTATGGAAGGAGCAGAGAGATTATGACTGGCTCATGGCCGAAAAAAAGGCAATGGGCAGTTTCCTTTTCAATGCTATTTATCAGGGTAATCCTCAGGAAATGGAGGGTTATACCTTTAAGCGGGAATGGTTCCTGGATGAGAAGGGAGAGCCATTACCACGAATATTAACTGACCGCCAATTCTTACCATCAGAGTATAATCAGGTCCGGTATTGGGACTTCGCAGCGAGTGGTGAGGAAGGAGATGCGGCTGCCGGTATTAAATCCACCTATCTTGATGACATTCTAATTTTCAATGGATTAGTGCATGGCAAGTTCACAGCAGATGAAATGCTGAATAAATATGTTTCCACAACCCGGAAGGACACCAAAAGAGTAATCAGCATAGTAGAACAGGAAAGTGGGAGTGGTACTAAACTTTTAATCCAGAGATTCAGGCAGGACCCACGACTGGAAGGTTACAATATCATTGCGGATAAGGTCAGCACAGGTAAACTGGACCGCAGTTTCGACCTGGAGGTCCTTGCAGAAACAGGCCGGATCAGGTTTAACAAGGCCACTATGACTATTGATGAGATTAAAAAGGCCGTGAATGAATTAATCCAATTCACAGGTACTGAGGGTGAGGAGGATAACATTGTGGACACTATGACTGGCAGTGCAAGGTATTGGATTAGTCGTGGCAAGAGTTCTGATTATCGGAGGAGTAAGAAGACCTACAAATTCAGTGGTAAAAAAGTTAAAAGGAGTATGAAGCATGGATTGGAATGACTATTTTCATCTGGGTGTTCCCATGAGGCTGGAGGCTAAAAGGGAGGATATTAAGAATATCAAGGACCTCATGGGAGGTCAGAGGAGTAAGAGAGTACCTTCCTATCATTGGATCAGGGATATGTTCCAGGGAAGTTACAATCCAGATGACCTGGATTACACTGATTATGACGAGATGCTCAAGGACCCACAGATAAAGGCTGCTGAACGACTGATAATTTACAGCCTCCTATCAAGGAAATTCAATGTAACACCGGCCAGTGAAGACCCAGAGGATGTGGAAATAGCGGACTTTGTACGGGAGAATCTCACTAACCTCAGGACACCCTTCCGACAGGTTAGGAAGGACCTTTACAGTGCCATTCCTTATGGTTTTGCAGTCAGTGAAGTGAATTACAAGTATAATGAGGATCAGGGCAGGATAACAATTGACACTATAAGGTCCATCCATATTTCAACCCTCTTCAATGACTGTTTTGATTATGATGAGTATGGGGATGTGATCCAAGTAAATCAGAACATTGGAACGGAAGTTATCCCTATACCTGCCGAAAAATGTATTATCTTCGCCTTTGATGAAACCTTCGGAAATAAGTACGGGAAGAGTATACTGCAATCCTGTTATGATAACCATTTTATGAAACATCAAATCCTCATCTGGGCAGCAGTATTCCTGGAGAAGCATGAAGGACCCACAATAGTAGGTTATGAAAGTGAGGTTAGTGCGAGTAATGCTGATGAGATGCAAAGCAATATTGACAGCATCCATGAGGGCACAGCCGGATTCGTTGGAAAGGCTGGGGAAAAATATGAGATATTGGAATCACAGCATAGGGGAGAGGCCTTTATGCAGTTCATCAACTATCATGATACAATGATATTCAGGGCCTTTATGATAGGTTCTCTTCTATTAGGCCAGTCAGAGGCCAAGGGTGGGAGTTATGCACAGAGCCAGACCCATGCCGATACATTGAACATTTTCCTGGATGGAGTTCACATGGACCTGACAAGCAGCATCCAGGAGATGATTAGAACACTTGTAGATTTGAACTTCATCACTGACAGGTATCCTAAATTCGAGTTTGAACTCTTCACCAAAAAGGACCTTCTCGGCCTTTTATCGGCTTTACAGCCATTGGCAGATAAATTCATGATCGACCCATCCAGTGAATGGTTCCATCAATTGTTGAAACGGATCATGGAAGAATATGCTGATATTGAGGTAAGTGATGAGATAATGCCTGGAAATCAGGCCTTCCCAACAGAGGAGGAGGAAGAATTCATTGAAGAGGAGGGTGAGGAGTTAGCGGAACGGAATGAGGAGATGTTAATAGGCATTGGTGAGATTATGAATCCCACCACACCAGAATAAACTGAGATTTATGAAACCCAAAGAGTGCATGACCTGTGGCAAACCATTCACACCATCAAGCAGGGTGTATAATAACTGCCCTGACTGTATAAAGAAACAAATCCACGAGAGGAAGGAACGGAATAGGGAGTTATTAGGATTATGACCACGGCAATACTCAGGGCCAGTGCATGGGATCAGGCAGCACAAGCCAAGGCCATTCCACCACGACTACATAACCTGATCGCAGATAATGAAAAAATCCTCACCAAGATACTGAACACCAGCCGGATGGAATTAGAGGCCGTTGCCAAGACATATAAAAACCCAGCCGAGTTAGAACAAATCCTCAGAGCATTGATCAACCGTGGATTCATCACTACTGACACCCACAGTGAAGATATTACCCGATTCAAAAGCAATGTAGGCAGTGCCTTCAAGATAGGTTTATTTCAGGGACCCACTCCAGCCAATCCTGCGGTGATGTCAATCATTCAGGAAACAATGGTAAACAGTGCCGTGAATTACATCACTAAACTTGATTCTGATCTTAAAATGCAATTAGGCCAGATAATGGCTGATGGCTATAAAAATAAAGTATTTCCCACTGACATTGTTAAACAGATGTCAGAGAGGGTGGGTATAACTCAAGGAAGAGCCGGAATGATCGCCAGGACTGAAACAATGCGATCATCTAATATTGCTAATTGGAGTCAGGCCAAAGCCAACGGTCAGAAATACTTCATAGTGGATCATAGAGGAGCAGCCTGTATTTATTGTAAACAGATAGCCAGTAAGGGTGTATTCAGCATTGATGAAACCCGGTATGTTCCACCCTATCATCCTAACTGTGCTTGTGTACCTATATTCTTCGATGATAAGGCAGATGCCAAAGACTACTTGGATAGAGTGATGAAAAGGAATGAACTTGAAATCAAGGAGATGAAACGGCAGGGTTACAAGATACCTAAGGATGGTACAGGAATTAACTTAACAGGTGATGAGCAGACCAAGATTATTAAAAAAGTGGCTAAGAAACCCAAAAAAGAAGACGAAGATTAAATTTTTTTTTGTTATTGAAAAAAATGATTTGAGGTGAGATAAGACCATGAGCGATAGCAATAAACCTGGAGGTGCTATCTGGAAGACAGGAATCCACAAGGTCAGCCTTGCCGGTCAGCCGGTCAGATTGGCAGCACCACAATATAGTTTACTTCAAAATTATAACCTTATGAAGCGTAAAATCAGGGAAGAGGGCCATATCCCGATTGGAATTGACCATATCCCTGAACAGGCCCTGAATGCTAATCAGGTCCTAAAGAAACTCTTAGAAAAACAAGAATTAGACCCCTATGATGTTGGCCGAATCGTTGATGTGGTAACGGATGGGGAATCCATCAGGATCAAGGATGCTGAGTTCACCAATCCCATAGTTCAGGAGTTATTCAACCAGGGTGAACTTGAATCCTGGAGTGTTGTGCAGGATGTTAAAGCAGCGGAGTGTCCAACAGATAAGGCTGATGTGGTGGCTGATTATTTCAGTGACATTGAAAGAGTGGACCTTGTTGGTAAGGGTGGCTGTGAAACCTGCCTCGTTGAGGGTGGTGGAGTGCCTGAGGGTTATGAGCGGATAAATGCAAAATTTATGGAGGTAGATACCTTGACAGAAGAAGATATTAAGGGAAAACATGAAGGAGAAGTACAATCCCAAAAAGAAGGAGAAGATGGATTGGCCAACCAGGGAGAGGATGGTCATGAAGGAGAAGGAGGAAATGAAGGCCTGAAGGATGACCCAGTACAGGTTTTACAGAATCAAGTGGCTAGTTTAACCGAAACAGTGGGAACTCTCACTGACACCGTGACCGGTCTTGTTGAAGGTAAAATTGAGGCCAAACTCCCTGATGAGTATAAGGAGAAACTCAAAGAAGTGGACAAACTCAAATTAGAGGCAAGTAAGGCCAAAGTAGGGAGTATGATCGATGCCAAGATCAAGGCAGGAGTAGTCACCCCTGCAATGAAAGACGGCCTCCTCGAAGCAGGTTTATCCATGCAGGAGGATGGGTTCAAAAAACTGTTAGCCAGTTATAAGGTTAAGTTATGGGAGCCAGAGCAGAAGTCAGCCCATACTCCTGAACAGGATGACACCTACACCTATGAAACCTACAAGAAGAGGAGAGAAGCCGGATACAAAACCGCATAAAAATAATAATATGAAAATGATGAGGTGATATTTTATGTCAGAATACATGCACTTAGTTGCCAGGGAAGGTGAAGGATTTACTATGTTCCTTGAAGAGGGTAACTTCACCCGTAATGATAATTTCAGAGGAGATAACGGTATTACCCGTGGTGGTAGTTACGCTGCACAGGTAAATAATGGTGACCTGGTCCAGATATACACCAGTGCAGATAGAACTGTTGAGAAATCCTCAACCGGAATTACCATCGGATATGTGGATGGCGAACCGATCTATGAGAACCCCGCTGCCAATGCAACCAGTGGAAATTACACCAGGGCCAGGGGTAACATTGTCCTCATGGGAGGTAATGTCCATAAAGTTAAATTGGACGCAGCCAATCAGGCTATAACTCCTGGAACCTACCTTGCAATTGACACCACTAATAAGAACGGATTTGATAAAGAAGAAGACTCTGCATCACAGCCAACTAATGTCATTGCCCTTGAAAGTGCAGATGCTTCCAGTGGTGGGAGTATACTTGCCTTTGTAGTGGGCAGACCCGTAGTCGAATCAGATGCAGGAGCATAAAAAAAATAATAAAAGAATAGGAGAGTGATTAAGAATGGTAGATTCACCAGATAACTTTTCATTATTCAACAGGAATGATGTCCAGGGACTTGTAACCGAACATGTGGTTAAAAACCTGAGATTAGTACCATACCTTGATATGCACAATAGTGGTGATGCTGAGGAGTTCATCTTCGACACCATTGACAAAACAGCGGAGGAGGACATAGCATCTAAGATTATGTCCACTCCCGTGCCCAGAGCATTGGGTGGTAAACTTGACATTGTCAGGATGTCAGGAATGACACCCAATGCACAGCCACTCCTGATGAGTGGGTACACTTATGAAGTGGAAACCAACAAGATTAAGAAACGACCTTACAGTGTGGAATACTTCCTTAAAAGAATGGCTTATGGTATAGGCCGGGCATTGGAATATGATGCTCATGCTAAGTGCATTGCTAAGGCCAGTGCAGATACAGCCACAATTGACAATACTTGGGATGAAAGTGCCGAGGTTGACATGGACCTGATCGACATGAAGGCTGCCTTTAGGGATGAAAGTCTTCCTGACACCCTGACCGGTTTATTCTATGACAGCACTAACCACACCGAACTCCAGAAATTCATCAGGAATCAGGAAGGAAGTGCCAGTGGATACATGGAGGATTCATTTAATTGGCTTGGAATCACCCATGCCTATTCAGGCAGTATGGCCACTCATGGAACTGCAATAGGATTCGACATTACCAATCCACCAGCAGTTGTAGCCTACGGTATTGAGGAAGGAGCATATAATCCTAAAGTGACTAAGGGAATGGAAGGATATGCTCCTATTATCAATGTTAAGGTTAAGAGGGTAGCTGATGAGATTCCTGACATAACTAAGATATTCATGGCTGCCAAATACACCATAGCCGTGCTCGAACCTAATGCCTTAATGGCACAGACAGGATTATAAAAAAGAAAAGGATGTATTAGATGGATGGGTGGGGGATTCGATTTCCCCATATTTCCATCTTTTACTATTTTTTTAGAGGAGGAATGATAAGTTTATGACACTCAATTATACAACCCGTCAATTAATGGATCACAGTCGATGGAGTCCTACTCTGGCCAAAATGGTACATGAAGAGTTAGCAGGTTTGGACAGCCGAATATCCGCAGTGGATGGTGCTGGTGAAATTCCAATTGAAAACTTGGAAGATGCCAGTGGCAGTGGAATGATCATTGTAACTGATGGGGATAAATCCCCGGCATACGTTCAAATGACTGGTGATGCCAGTATAAGCAATACAGGGGCAGTCAGTCTTTCAGATAACAGTGTGGAACAGGCCAATATGTCTGATGACAGCATTGGTGTGGCTGAACTTAAAATAGTTGAAAGAGATATCACTATTGATAGTGAAGCTGCCAGTGGCAGTGTAACCAATGCTGAAGATATAGATGGAGTGGTAATTGGAGTTATACCCTCTGCCGATTGTGAAACCCCTATAAAGAATGTTAGTTTCACCACAGATACAGGGGCAATAACAGTAGAATTAATGTCAGCACAAAGCGTAGGAGTTCCAGCAACCGTTACCGCAGTGGTCCTTCAAGCATAAAGGTGAAATATACATTTGAATTATTATCCCATATTTCCCTTTTTTTTATGGGATATTCACATAATTTTTTTTTGGAGGAGTTAAAAGTGAGTTATGCTGATTCTGGTGAGGTTACACGGAAGATAGAGAAATTAGATGTTGTCACCACTATCGACTCGGAGTTATTGAATGATGCTATCACCACAGCGGATGAGTTAGTGGATGCTGAGTTAGTCGAAGCCACAATACCCTCAACCACTCCAGATAGTATTAAAAAGGCAGCGACACTCCTGGCTCAGGCCGAATACCTGGATGGGATCACACCACACGGCAGTGACAGAAGCCCCACGGCAGTGGCTTGGGAGGCGAAGGCTTACAGGATTATCAATGGATGGCTTAATGAAAATAAAGCCGGAATTCCCAAAGGAGGATACAACCGACGGAATAGTAGTAAATACCGACCATTCCGTGGGAGTAAAAAGTATTATGACCTTGTGAGGAGGACCAGGAGATGGTGATGGTATAATGTCAACGGAGTTATTCATTACAGTCGGTGATGGAGGATTACCGGATAGACTGATCCAAAAAGCCTCTAAGATGCCAACGGAGTTCATTAAAAGAACTGACAAAATGCTTGGAACTATTCAGACTGAATGGCAGTTCCATATCCCCAGGGGTCAGCATTGCCCTGGAGAAGGAAAGGGTGGAACAACCAAGTCAGCCATCCGCAAACGACCCACCAGTCAGGGTGGTGAGGTTTATGCTGACACACACACCGCACCCTGGTTCAAATGGTTTGAAAAAGGCCGTGGCAGTGTCCATGTTAAGAAAGCCAAGGCTCTACATTTCTGCGTGAAGGGTAAGCACATATTCAGGAAGAGTGCAGGACCATTCAGTGGCCGTGACACTATGAAGAAGGGAGTCCGAACAGCAGAACCCAAAGTGCAAAGACAGGCTATGGAAATGGGTAAATGGCTTGAAGAATTGTGATATACATGACTGTTAAAACAACCGCAGAGAATATTAAATCAAGATTGGAAGCATTGACTGAAATCACTGGCCAGGATGATAAAGGAAAGGATATAACAGAAAAGGTCCTTGACTTGGTGGTGATTGGTGATTATGACACGGATCAGATGCCACCCGGAAAGGTGTTAAGCATAAGAGCCGTGACTGAGGAGGGCCATCTTGACTACGCCGGGCCTAACCCTCCAGACACTCCTTTCACAGTACCCTGGCATTTAACACTCTATGTCAGTGGCCCTATCAGCAAAGCCACCATTGAAGTTTACAGGATAGTTCCACTCCTCAAGGATGAGATAATTAAGGACATGACTTTCAACAATTCCTGCATAGAGGCTTCCTGGGCTAAGCCATCAGTGATTTATGATGAGGTGATGAAGACAACCAGCCGAATGATTAGCGGTGCACGGATTATTTTCATGACAACCCATGACTAAAATAAGAAAAATAACAATTCAGAGGTGATAATATTGCCTAAAAAGGAGAAACGAGAAGTTAAGAAGGATTCAGGCTTGATTCGTATGAAGAGCATAGCACCCAGTCCTCAGCATATTCCAGGAGTAGGGGAAGTGCCAGTGAATGGTGAATTTGAAGTGCCTGAATCGAAGGCTAAGGAGTTAGAGCGAGGATTATATAAACGAGTTAAAGGAGGGAAAGGATAATGGTTAGAAGGAGTAAGAAGAGTTATGCCCTGGGTATGGCTATTGAAGACACCTATAACACTTACAAGGCCCCCACCACCTATATAAGGTACACTGATTTCGGAGTGGATGTCACACCGAATGATGAGGACTTGGATATTTGTGATGGAGTGCCTGGCAGTAAACTTATGTATCGTAAGGATGCTGAGGTTGGTGGAGATATGAATCTACCTGCATGGCCAGAAGAAGGACTCGAACCACTGCTTAAACTAATCTTCGGTGACGCCACATCAGCGATTAACGGCACAGGACCAAGTTATAAACATACATTTACTCAGGATTGGGATTCAATTCGCAGTGCAAGTTTAACACACTGGGCTCCTGGCTTAACAGCACCAGATGTAGAGGCTTATACAGGAGCGGTTCTCAAATCATTAGAAATAGGTTATGATGGACCAGGACCAATCACCCTGAAACCAACCTGGGAGTGTGCCGGTTATGATGCCAGTAAAACAGCACCTACAAGGACTTACAGCACAGCACCCATCTTCACATGGGGTAACTTCACTTGTAAGATAGATCAAACCTTAAAGACTGATGTTACTAAGGCTGCCCTGAAGATTGAGAGGAGCACGGATAAACTAACCGGTGCGAGTGGTGATCCTAAAACCGCATTAATACCTAACATAATCACACCAACGGATTGGGCTGTAACCGGATCATTACAATTCCCATACGAAACTAAAGACTACTTGATGGAGTACCTGTCAGGCAGTTCAACTGGAACCACCCTGGATACGATCATTGCTGAGAAAGAGTTAGAATTAATCTGCACTGGACCAACAATCCATGACACATATAAATATCTGATGGACTTCAAAATGCCATTAGTGAACATGAGTAAATGTGCGAGGGATAAGAACAGTGATAAGACAATACTCTATGACATTGACTTCGCAGCACGGTACTATGATGGTACGAATAATGGATTGGGTACGGATTGCATCCTAACCGGCGAAGTAGTCAGTAAATTAGCAAGCATAATTTAAGCCAACTGTTTCCATTTTGGAAACAGTTCAGAAATTTTTTTCTTTTCTTTTTTTACCCTATTTTTATATAAAATTGTCAGAGGGGAATTTAAGCATGACTAATCAGAACGATATGAAAGTTTTAGACAGCAACAGGAAGACCGTAATCCATTTCTTGGGAAAAGACCGTGAATTATCCAAAACCACTAAGCGGATAAGTAATAAAATCACCTATCTCCTGAAAAAGGAATCCTACATGAACAGCAACATGGTTGATTTCAAGGAGTACGAGAAATTAAGCGAGGAGTGGATACGAGAAGCCGGTAAACTGGTTAAACAGATTGTAAAACCAATAAAGAAGGAAGAATTAGAGTATCTTGATGTTCAGGACCTTGAAGTTATCCAGGATGCCATTGAACGCCGGAAATACAAGGCCAGAGGATACAGTGATGAAGATATTGATGCCCTTGAACAGGCTGGTAAAAAGGCGATCATAGCCAGAGCCAGGATGCTTGGAAACACCGAAGAGGATGTGGATACTGAGGATTTTCAGACAGCGAATACGGAATAGGATACGAGTATTGGGAGGCTGAACACTTCCGTGGCTTATCACGGGAGGAGTTCGAAGAAGAAGATGACCAATACCACAATATGATAATGAAATACGAGTGGCTTCATTTCTGGAAAACCTTCGAGATAAAAATGAATGCCATATTCGGAAAACCTAAAGATGAACAGGATCAGCCAGATGTAAGGGTGGATGCTGATCCTGATGAGCCTGTATGGACACCGGGTGAATCAATCCAACGCTTCAATGACCCTGATTTTCAGGAGAATGTTAAAAAACTATGACAATATATTTAGAGGGCTGTGAACATGGGAACATATAAGATAGAGTTAATCCTTGACGGTAAAAGCAACCTCAGTAAGATGATGGGTGATGCTGGCAACAGTGTTAAGACCGGTATGGACGCCATTAAAAAAGGTGCAGGATCAGCCGATTCAAGCCTGAGCAATATAGGTAAAAGTGCCAGTAAGATGGGTAATGATGTATCCAGCAGTGCCAGGAAAGGTGAAAACAGCCTGAAGAGTATGGGTAAGGGTGGTGTAAGTTCCTTATCAGGTCTTAAAGCATCAGTCAGGGAAACCGCACACAATATCAAGGATGGAATCAGCCAGGGTGCAAGGTCAGCGGTGAGCAGCCTCAAAGGATTAGGCAGTGCTGGTGGAAGTGCTATTAGCAGTATCGGGAGCAAGATAGGCGGTGTGCTTGATGGAATGGACACCCTCGAAGGCCTTATCGGCATGGTTGCTGGTGGATTCGGCTTAATGGAATTAGCAAGTATGTCATGGGGTGGAGCAACACAGCGACAGTTTAACAATGTATATCTCCAGACAGTGATGACTGCAAATGAGGCTAAGAAATATCAGGAGATAATAGCCAGGATTGTTTCAGAGGTCCCTGGTGATGACACTTTCATGAATGCCCTCCTCACCGGAGCATTGGCTAAAGAATCCAGCCTGACAGTCAAAGAATTAGAACTTCTTGGTGAGGTTACAGCCTATTACACTACTATATCCAAGGAGGTTATGGGTGGATTTGTCCAGGAATATCAGCGTGAAATAAAAGATTATATCTTAACCGGAAATACTGGTTTAATGCAAAGGGATGGGTTACTCAAAAATCAGATAAAAACATTAGAGGGTAAGGAAAGCATAGAGGATCGTATTCTTGCAATAAATGAGGCTTTGACTGCTGAGGGTTATAAGCAGATTCCATTAACCGAGTTATCAAGCAGTAAACTTGAAGAGGTTAAAGGCAAATTTCAGTTAGCAGCGACAGAACTCGGAAGTAAACTATTACCAGGTATAACACAATTCCTTGAAACCATACTCGCCATTGATGAATCCACTGGCGGACTTTCCTCAACGATAATGTTAGTGGCTGCGGGTGCAGCCTCATTAAGTGGTATATTCGCCCTCCTGTATTCACCACTTAAATCAGCCTATGGCATGGCTTCTAAACTTGTTGAGAAAATCCTGGATATGACCACTGCTGGGACACAAGCCACCATAAGCATGTCAGGTTTGGGTAAAAGCGTTGCAAAAGTAGGGTTAGGTTTAGCAGCGGAGGCAGCAGCCCTGGTTGGTGTAGCCTATTTGATAGGTCAGATTTCGAGCCACACTGCCAAGTGGAAAGAGGTTGAAGCGGAGCATAACCAGCAGATGACTGCTTACACTAATAATATTGACTATTACAAGAACCGGATTGGTGAATTAGAGAATAAAAGACGAGAGAATATCGCAGCGGGTAGGGACACTGTACAGATTGATAAAGAGATTGCTGATGCCAGGGAAAATTTAAGGTTAACGACTGAGGGTGCGACTGAGGCTGAGAATAAGTATAAAGAGGCAAGACAAGTTCAGAAGGGGATACAGGAACTGCATGAACAGCGTAGTGGTGCTGCGGAAACAAGCATTGCTAAGTATAAGAGTAAAACAACTGGCAGACCTGTGGAAACTGTTTTCTCACCAGAGGAGGAACAGGCTCTTAAATTGGAGATGGATTATTATAACAAGATTGATAGTGTTAAATTGAGGTATGCGGGTACTCTTAAACGGATAGAAGAGGGTAAAGACAATTACACTAAGTTCTGGAAGGATAACAAGAAGTATTATGATGAGTACACCGCCCAATATGATGAGTTTGTGGTTAGTAATCAAAACTTCCATGACGCCATAAAAAACCAAGATTGGGGAGGTATTATCTGGTTCGGTTTGGAGAGGGCATTCAACCAGGCTGATGTCGGATTAATGGAGATGCACGCAAGTATCCAGTCCTGGTGGATGGATACAACAGACTGGTGGAAGGGTGCTTATGATAACACAATTAAATGGTTCCAGGGAGGATGGAATGACCTTGTCAGTGGTTTAAGTGGTGCTTGGGAAGATTTCATGAATTACTGGAATGACCCTTCAACGATTGGTGGAGGATTCATAGACACTTTACGGAAGGTTTATTGTTGGATAGTAGGGTGTAGTCCCGGCCTTATCCCGGCTTTGAAAGAGTTATGGAATTGGGGTGGCAGAGTATTTAATGCCCTTAAAAGTTATGTGGACCCGGTTCTCAAACCATTACAGGACCTCTGGGATATTATACAGAAGATCGCCAGTGGTGATTTCAGCGGAATATTCGGTAAAGGTGGAATACTAGATTTCAAGTTACCAGATTTTAAACTTCCTGATTTTGGCAATTTAATGCCCAAGATTAGCATTCCTAAAATGCAGTGGCCTGATCCTGGTAATATTTTGAGAGAAATCATTCAGAGAGTTAAATCAGCCATACCAAGACTGAATTGGAGAATTCCGAGTATTGGTCAGGTAATAGAAGTCGTTCAGAATAAAATACCAAGACTGAATTGGAGAATCCCATCTGCCGGTCAGTTATTATCTCAGACCTGGCGGAAGATAAGTAGTTTAATCTGGAGAATTCCTGGTGTTAGTCAGTTATTATCTCAGACCTGGCAAAAAATCAGTAAACTCGTATGGAAAATACCGGATGCTGGGCGGATTTTAAAGGCTATTACGGATAAGATTCCCGGATTCAGATGGCCTATGGGTCCAGGTGTAAGTTCGGCTGCTGCTACTGGTGTTGGAAGGGCAATGCAGTATATGACCGCACCAGGAGGTCCCATTAAGGATGCTATTGCTAATACTATGAGTCGCAAGTCTGGTGTTGGAGTAGGGTATATCAGAAATGCTATGGAGAAACGATTCAGTGGTGTTAGTGCCTTCAGAGATATAGCAAATGGAATATCTGATCATCTTGCATATCAATTCTATTTCGGTGATCAGAAAAGTAATAAGGAGGTTTGGGATAGCGGATTATGTAACTGTTATGATGGAGCACAGTTCGTTGTTTCCGAAGCCAGCCAGAGATTCGGCCTTAATGCTGGTATGCAGAACGGATTCTGGGGTAAGACTCCACATACATGGGCAACCGTTGGTGGTCAACCCTTTGATATGGCTGCCAAACTCATCAGGGGAACATGGATTCCACCCAGTGGACCACCTCAGGATTTCCATGAATTCATGACTGACATTGGCCCTGGCCTGGAGCATATGGGTTATGGTGGACACCTTATAAATCCATTTGATGCAGTTGCAAATGGCGGAAACTGTTTCGACATGACACTTGGAATAATGGGAATAGCCAATGACCTTTGGGGATTACCCGCACAGATGGTGTGGGGACACTATGATGGAATGAGTCATGTCTGGGCGAAAATTGGTAACAGGAATTATGATCCCACCAGGAGGGCATTGGAAGGTACTTATAACCCACCACCACAAGGACCACGACCAAAAGGACCTGAGAGTGGTGATACGATTATAGTTCAATTCCTGGGTGAAGTGTATGGTGTTGAAGATTTAGATAAAAGAACAGAGGGAATGGTTAATCAGGCTCTGGATAAGAGGGCTAAGAAAAGGAATAGGTACAGGTTAGGAGGATAAGATG